ACTGAAGATTGACCTGATAACCAGTCGTTGGTTAGAGGTTTACCGTCAGCATTAAGTAGATTTTCCTTTGACCAGTCGCTAAGTTCTTTTTCGGGGTTAACAAAAACATTGAATCTTTCAATGACTTTCCCACCCTTCATTTTTACTGCACCAATCTGAACAGGCCTATCGTCCGTAGGACTAAAACCCGTTGTCTCGTAGTCAAAGAAGATGACTTCTTGTTCGTTGTATCTGTCGAGCATTTCCTGGTATGACTGAACACCACGGAATATGTCAATAAACTTCCCAGTCATTGGACCGTTGTCCGGGTCTCTTGGTCTACTTGGTTTCTTCGGCCTGTCCTTCTTTGGAGCCCCACCACTGCTCAGACGGGTGCGGGTTACACTTGCGCCCTCCATGATGCGTTCACGGCCGGCATCCGAACCAGAAACTCTTCTATCTAGTCTTCTTCCGCTAGAGAATGGGTCAACAGGAGCATCGGCGGGGTCAAAATCCCCAAATGGAACATCATCCGAAGCAGAAGGAAGACTTCCTGCATCGTCTCTTTCGCGAAGCTTCCTAAGCCTCTCACGCCCACGCTCGGCCATATTGCGAGCGCCTTCCCCAACTGCTTCACGGGCCCTCCCAGCGGCGTCTCCTGCTGCTTCACGGGCTCTTTCAAGGCGGTCTCTGTTCTCTGGCGTATCAAGGGCATCCGTTGTCGCTCTTGCTGCTCTCCCAACGCCACGCTTTAGCGGTTCTGGAAGTCCGTCCGGTGCAATCTTGTCCAGCTTGGAGAGAATAGACTTTGCCTGTTCGTCTGTTATTTTTCCGCGGTCAATGAGTTCCTGAACAGTTCTTTCTGCAATGTCCCTGCTCCCTCTTCTTCCGAGGTCTATAGCCAGGCGCGTCAAAGCTGCCTCTGGGCCAAATTTAAGAGCAGAGACAGTACCAAGAAACATCTCTGCAATTTCTTTTGAATCTTCGTCCTTGCCAATGCGCTCCGAAATCATTTCAATTGCGCGCTCTTTGGCGCGAGCCTTAATTCCTTTTTTAACCAAACCGGAAGACAGACGCTCAGTATCAAAAGAACCTTCTCTGCCGTATCTACCACTGACGGCAAACTTGTCAAGCTCGTCTTGTCTCATTCTGACTCGTGGTCGTGCATCAAAGCTTTCGTGAAGATTCTTTGCAGACTCTGCTACAAGTTTATAAATCTCTTCGTCTGAAGAGTTCTTGATAAAGTCAGCAAGCACTGGGTCAATATGTGTGAGGTCAAGACCAAGAGAGTCGCCGGCTCCAGGAACATTGTCAAACATTTCACGGAGTGACGTCATTACTTCTGACTGCATCTCAGCCATCTGTGTGATTCTTTCTTCGCGTGTCTGTGGAGGTCCGTATATTTCGTTAAAACCGTCATTATTTGATGGCTCAAGAAGGCGGGCAAGTTGCTCATTACTTGAAGGCATCTGCCCCCATTTGGCACCAGAAGAGAGCCTGTCATTACCCCTACTGCGCATTTCTTCCATTCTCCATCTGCGCTCGTCTGGACTTAAATCGTCGTCGAAGTCGCCAGTCCCTATGTCGTCATCATTGGTAGCAAAACGACGTGGGGTAGCACGACGTGGTGGTCGCGGTGATGAGTCGGGGGTAAATCCAGCGCCAGACGCGGCGGTATCTGCTGTTGTGGTAAATCTTTCTTCCTCAATTGGGGAGTTCTTCCTTGGGTCAAACATTCCTTGTTTGCGACGCTCGGCAATTCTTCTATCAACAATTTTGCTGACTTTTTTCTGAAGACCCTCTCTGTAGGCACGGTCTCCATCGCCGACGCTGTAACCAATCTGCCCTACTGCTTCCCTGAGTATTTCTTCTGTTCCTTTTTGCTCGCCAACCTCAAGAATAACCGTTCCGTCTTCACGAATCTCAACCAAGTGAAACTTGGATGGCGGAATCATCATCTTCTGTTCTCCGTTATCGGATTCAGAATAATACGACCAGTCTGGGAGTAAAGCCCTACTACCTTCAGGCACGCGAATTATTATCTTCTTGCCGTCCGAGAAGTCAGTCTTGTCGGTTACTAGGGTTCCTGTTCCAATTCCGCCAGAACCGACTGGCATGCCGCCGTTGAGTAATTCTTCAACATACTTTGCGGCGTCGTCATCGCTGTCTATGTACATTTCTACAGTTTGAGACAATGAGGATTTGTCCATTAGTTCAATAAGCGGGATATAGAAGTTTTCTATCTGCTCTTCAATCGAAGCCTCGTGCTGGTTTAAGCCATCCGGCAAGATTCCGTTTTTCCTAAGGCGTGTATTTCTTCTCTGTATTGCCCTAGCTGCTGCCATTCCTTCGTCGTGACCAATCATCATGTTGATTGCATCTGTGTCGCCACTGCCCATCTCTACAAAGGCAACTTTTTCGGCTGTCGTTGCACCCTCCATAAGGCGGGCTCTTTCTTCTGTGGCAAAAGTATGTGCGCCGTTCTTGCCTTTGTGGCTTGTGAACTTCTTTGGTTTTACGCGCGTTTTCTTTTCTTTTTCGGCAACGGTTTTTGGTTTGCGAATTTCTTTGAACTTTGAATTAAATTCTTTACGTGCATCTTCTTTAGAGACCGAATCTGGCCCTTCGGTTCTTCTCTTTACGTACTCGTCGCGATACATGTCGCGCATTTCTTTTCTGCGAATACGTTCTGGTCCGTCTACACCTTCTCCGGTGGCAAGTTCTTCCCAGTCTGAATAGTGTTGAACAAGTTCTACCAAATCCATGTCTTTGGCACGCTCTGTAGCACCTTCCATGAATTCGCGATATCTGCGCTCTTCTATTTTTTCTGGAGAAAGGGTTCCTCTTGACTCGCGCTTTTCATCAATCATTTTCTGAAGTTTTTCCATTGCTTCAGGGCTTCTTCTAACGGTAAATCTTTTTACCCATTCGTCAGCAACGGCTTTTGTTTGTGAATCCAGAGTGTCTCTATCCATAACGCTCATCCAGCTTGGCTCTTCGCCAGCATCGTCGGCTGCATCAAGAAGTTCACTAAGAGCATCAGAAGACTCTGTTGAAGAAGCAAGGAAATCAATCATTTCCTCTTCCGTCATTGTTTTGGCAGCTTCTTTTGTAGCTTTTACTTCAGCCCGTTTTTCTTGAGCGTAAGCCTCTCTTGCGGCAGACATTCTTTCTTCCGAAGCTCGTCCGTCAGCATCAAAAAACTCTCCATCAGCCGAGCCTGCTTCTTCTGCAAGTCTTGCTGCTTCAGCTTCTGCCGCGTCTCTGTATTCAGCATCTCTTTCGCGTGCTTCTCTGGCTTCACGAACTCTTCTTGAGCCATCAAGATGGTCCTCGTAGATTCTTCTTGTCAGAATGCTGTCAGAAACGTCTCTATCTATAGTTATTTTTCCAGACGCAATGTCGTCCATGTACTCAAGAGCAGCATCTACGTCGTCTCCAAAAACAAGACCAGAACTACGTAGTGCCCACAGCTCTGCACCTATTTCGGAAGCGCGCCTCTTGTCTCCATACCCAGCTTTAACATCGTCGATGTATCTACCGGCAAGAAAAGCTACGACGTCAGCCCTAGAGCGTAGATTGCTCAAAGTCTCAAGGTCTATCCCCATATAGTCTTCGTTAATCATCAACGCCATTAAGTGACTAGCAGTTAATTCGTCAACGCTGTTTATCTCTATAGGTGTTTTGTCTTTTCTTGGAATTAACAGTGAGCCTCTAGCGTCAAGCTCGCGTTTCATGTGTTCAAATATTGCTGCAGCTTGTATTGAGTGTGCTATTTCATGCTTCATGTCGTGGCGGCCAAGTCCGCGACCGCCATCTACCATTGCCATCATCTGTCCGGCGTGCGAGTTTGAGTTAACCAAAAAGTCTTTTACCGCCATCGCCCTTAAAGCGTCAGACTGTCCGCCTTCAGCCCATATTCTCAATCTTTCATCAGGAGAAAGATTTGGGAGCATTGAGTCCTGGAATGCCATTGAAGCAGGGATGTCAATATCTATTGAACCCACTGGTTTCCCAGTTCTGGGGTCTATGCCCGTAACTGCGTAGGAGGCCCTGTCCCTGCCTGTTGGCATCATCCTGATTACAGGTATTGATTTCATGTGCTCCGGGTTCTTAATCACCTCGTCCAAGAAGGCTTCAAGGTGTGCGCGCTCAAGTTCCCTGTATCTCTGAACTTCTATTTTGAGAAGTATCTCTTTCTCTTCGTCCGTGCGAGCAATCCAATGGGCGTCCATGTTTTTTAGGCGAGCAACCATCATTGCTTCAACCTGAGCCGGGGTTGGCTTACCAAGTATGTCGGCTGTTATTACGCCAGATTCTCTGAGCTTTTTGAACGCTTCGTATAGGTGCTCGTTTGTTTCTTTGCTTGCATCACTTACATCTACGCCAAGCTTTGCGTACAGGTCCGCCATGCGAGCATCTTGGGCATCTAGTTCAGCGTGAACACGCTCTACTCCATTAACCATCCAGCGTTCGTTCTTCGCAACACCACCGGCTTCGCGGAACTTACGCCACTCACCGTGTTTCATTCGCGTTCCGTCTGCGTGATACCAGACGTTGTTGCCGAAGATTCCATTTTCCATATCGAAAAGGAAGTTTGCTATCCCTCTGGTAAAGCCAGAAGAACGCATTGGGTCGTTTTCTGGAACAAGTCTTTGAGCAAGATTGATTGCTTCAGAAATTATGTTTCCTGGAGTTGTTCCAAAACAATTAGAACCAGTCATGTCCGTGAACTGGTTTGCTGCCGGCGTACCCGGTGGGCAACGCATCTTGCCAAGTTCATCCATGATTACACCAAAGCGAGCAGCAGCCCGCCCAGCAATACTTGCCCCAGGCATTCTTTGTTTCAGGGTTGAGCCAAGGCTCTTTTCCTGTATTTCGCCAGATTCCTCATCGGACATGTTTTCGTCTATTTCATTCGACACATCCGGGTTGAGTTTAAAAGTTTTACCGAACCTCATTCGGTCAAATTCAACTTCCGTGTCTTCTATGGGCTCACCAGTACGAGTATTTATCTTGTACTTAGACATTCTTATTTTTGGTTTTTGCTCCACCTGTTGAACAAACTGTTCAGGAGTAAACATCGGCTCTTTGTCAACGAAACCAAAGTTGGGAACTTTGTTAGATGATTGTCTTTCTTCTCTTGATGGAAAAAGCCTTAATACCTTGTCTGGACCCCACGTGGATTCAGGCATGTACCTGTAGCCCTCTTCGTCCTCGTCCATGCCGGGAACGCCGCCTTTGTTGACGCGCTTCTTCCCATCTGTATCGGGTGAACCATCCTGAGCGGATTGCCCAATAGATGCTGCAGAAGAAGAAAGCCCAGCCCCCATTGCCGCCTTGACAGCAAGGTCGGCATTAAGCACAGCCATTGAAGAGTTCTCAATAAGGCCGCGTCTGAAGTCAACAGCGGCGTCCACAAAACTCTTGCGGCCCGATATTGGGGTAAAAAATTCAGGTGATGTATAGACTCTTGTTTTAGTCTTAAACGTACCCGTCATGTCGGGTCGTCCTTGCTCTAGTTGATTTCTGTTTCGGCTTGAAGCAGTTCAAACTCAATCAGCGAAGCCATGAGACCTGCGTCCACGGTGTCACTCTTCTTTTCTGTTCCGCCACCCATGACCCAGTTAGACGGAATGAGGCTTTCTTTGCCCATGTCCTTTGCCCGTTTCATAATGTGACGCTTTGCAGCCTCTTTGTCTTTTGCACGACCATAAGCCTGAATTGCATTACGCAAGTCTGATTCGCTCTTAATAGGGAAAGAACCGTCGGCCATCGCAGTGCCTTCTTTCGACATTGAGTTGCGTTGGTCGTCAGTAAAAGCGCGCTTCAGTGCAATTTCTGCAGCCTCTGCTTCAATCTCTTCTGCTTCGTCCATTTCGTACTTGTCGTATCCAAGAACTTCACCATCAAGAGAAACAAAGACGTCGTAAGACTTTCCGTCAAAGCCGTCAATTTCTACTGCGTAGGAATCGATTCCTTCAAACGAGTCTGGCTCAACACCAATGACATGGCCATCGATTGACTTGACTGCAATTTCTGCTGCTTCGTGGAACTGAATCATTTCAATTCCACCCTGTGCTGACTTCTGCTCAAATACTGAGTTGTCAAGCTTGTGGAATCCCTGTACTTCGGCGGTTGTTCCGTCAATGAATACTTCATTTACAGAGCCACTTTTTGTCTGCACATCGATAACGTACATGTCAGCTTTCGCCGAGTAACCAGAGTCAAGAACTTTTCCGTCAAACATTTGCTCAGCAATGCCTTCAACATGGAGTAGTCCAGGAAGGCCCTTTTCAGCGATGCATCCACCTGGGCAGTCATCACAAACAGAAGAGCCACCTGGGTAAGCTTTTCTTTCAATTGCGCAAAGATATCCACGAGTGCCAAAGTCTTCCGACTTCATCCCCATTGACTGAATGCGCTTCTTGCGCATTTTTTCAAGCATCATTTGCTTTTCGGCTTCTTCGTCGTCAGGCATGTCCTCGGACATTTCGTCCTCGGCCATTTCTTTTCCTTTAAATCCGTTTGAAGTTGAAGCAAGACCGCGAGCCTTGCGCTTCTTGTTGATTGTCGCTAGAAGTTCTTTTTCTTCTTCGGTCATGTCTTCTTCCCCGTCTTCGCCTTCCTCGTCTTCATCATCTTCAATTTCGATGCTCATTCCCTTGAAACCGTTTGTTGTTGCCGCAAGACCGCGGGCCTTACGCTTCTTATTGACCTGCGCGAGAAAAGCCTTCTCTTCTTCATCAAGAGATTCGTCATCTTCGAGCATGTCTTCGTCTGGCATTGCGTCCATACCCTTGGTAGCTTTCTTGCGCTTCTTGAGAAGCATCTGAAGGAGACCTTTTTCTTCTTCGGTTAGGTCTTCGTCTTCTTCTTCTGGCGCTTCAAGCTGTTCTGGCTCCATGCCGGCATCTTCCATCGCAACAGGTTCTGCTGGACGAGGAGCAGGTGTTGCTCTATCTTCGTCGTCCATTTCCTCTTTTTCTGTATCTTCTGCGTCATCCACGGGCACCATCTTCATCTGAACCGGCATAGCTCCGCACTTCCCACACACTTTTGCGCCAGGAGTAAATCCGCATGCGGAAACATCTGCGCCCTTTGCGCACTTCAGAACTTCGCCCTCAGTGCTAACGCTAAGGCTATTGTTCATTTCATCGTTCATACTAGATGACTCCTAATTCGTAAGTACCGTAAAATTATACTCTAAACGTATCATTTGAGTAAGTATCGCGGTGTATGTGTGTTGATTGTTATTTTTTTCTTCTGCTCAGACGCTCAAGGAAGATTGCTGTTTCTGCAATTCTTTCCCAACTTCTATTGACAAGACCCGAAGAATGTTTTTTGTCATCAAGAGACTTAACCAAGAACGGGGCATTGAACGGGTCGCTGCTCCACTCAATGTAAGCATCTTTGACTTCATACAATGGGTCATTGAAAATCTGCAAACTCTTTACATCGACTGCCGACTCAGCGTCCGATGCGGTAAGACCCATCTCTTTCAAGACTGCTTGCATCTGTGCGATAAGCATATTTGATGCTGCTTGAGCTTTTATGGAAGCTTCCTGAAGGGCGTTCGGCTCTTCACGAAGAACCTTCAGCCAGCTGGCCAAGTAATGGGCGTGGTCTTCTCTTGGCTCGGCAGACAGGTCGAACATGGCCAACAAGAATGCTGAACCAAATTCCGCAACGAGTTCTTCTCGTGCGTAATCGGGTGAACCGAACTGGTTCATGTTTTTTCTGTCAAGCCTTGACGAGTGTCCAGTCCAGTGGACCAGTTCGTGGGCAAGAGTTCCGTAATAACCTTCTGGGGATTTGAACAGTTCAAATGGAGGCATAACAATATGGTCTTCACGTGGGGAGTAGTAAGCCCTACTGCCGTCTCCGGTGTTGATTGTTGCGCCAATCTCTTTGATTGCGTCCTCAAGTTTCCCGACTCTTTGTTCGGGAGTGAGGGCGTCCGCAGGAGCCTTTAAGAACTCTTCACGGTCAATTCCTTCAATCTGGTCAAAGTTAAATACATGAGCGGTAGAGAAGAAAGTCCCCTTTGACTTGCGAACTTTTACGCCATTGTCGTCGATTTCCTCCCCAAACATTTGTCTCGGGATGAGAATGATGGTTGCCTTTTCGCCCTTTTTAACGCTTCCGCCGAGCTTCTTCCATTGCTGGAATCCTGCCCACTGAGGAGTTGTATAGCCTTTTTCTTCCGCTGCAAGCATCAGAGCAAACAGGTTTCCACCTGAGTACATGTTCTTTGTTGAAGCATTTCTTGGAAGGTTTCCGGCTCTATGCCACGGAGCATCCCACTTGCCGCCCTCTTTTTGTGACTTTTCAATCATGTTTATGAGATGGCTTGTGAGGTTTTGGTAATACTCGTCTGCTTTTCCTGAAGAAAGTCTTGTACCTTCTGGTACTCCAAAATCAATCCCTGTTACTGGAACGGCTTTCTTTACGCCTCCAGCTTTGGTGATTGCAGCCTCAAGGGCAGTAAGGTTTTCATTGGTGCTGTTCCTATAAGAGGATGGCGAGCGTTTACTCCATCCACGATTGTTGCTTAGAATTTCGTCAACTTGGGAATAGAGAGTTCCCATTCTTGCATCTTCGTTGCCGATACCCATTTGGTAGGCGTCGTCAAGCTTTTTGGTTGCTTTACTAATCTTTTCATCGATTGCCTCAACCAAAGGCTGTCCATCTTCTTCTCCGTACCTCTTGATTACATCAGCGCGCTCTTTTCTTAGCTTCGCAATCTTGTCAAGAGCGTCTTCAGCTTCTTCGATGGCTGCATCCATGACATCTTCAGCTTCAGAGAATTTCTCTTCAATTGCATCAATGTAATCATCAAGTTCAACCAACTTGTCTACAAGTTCCGCAGCTTCGTCTTCTGGGATGCCGGCCTTTTTCATTTCGTCTTCAAGGTCGTAAACACTAAAGCCATTTATTGCCGAAGTATCTACGTTAAGAGTTTCTGCTATTTCTGCTCTCGTCTTAACTGCTTTTTCAAAGTCCTCTATGTTTTGACCAGGAGTTTTCCTTATTCTTACACCTTCTGGAATTGTTGCACTAACCGCAGCATCTCGCATGTTGGTTGGGCTCAGTTTTCCATCTGCATCTCTGAATGCTGGCATTGACTGGATGTTTCCGCTTGAAAGTCGAGCGACATTGCCTTCTCTACGAGCGGTAGCGTCGTTCATCGCATCGGCTCTTCTGCTTGAAGAGCTTCTGGCAATAAATCTCTGACCTGAAGACATTCTTGGCGAACCAGGAACCGCAGAACTAAAGTTGTTTACATATCCACCAGCTTCGTCCTTGGGGAACAGTTCATCTTGGCTTATTTCTGGATATCCAGCTTGTGTGAGTTTTTCGTTAACGAGACCAAGAACTTCAGAAATCTTGTCGTCGCCAATCATTCCGTCTTCTTTCATGTCTCCGGCAATCGAGACACGTCCTTCTATTACTCGTTTTTGTTTATCTGGGTTACGGCCAAAAGCGGTAGTCATTGCATCAGTGATGATTTTGCTTGCACCGGCAACGCCATCCTTATTCATTTTGTCTTTGATTCTTATCAAAGCCGCATCAACAAGCATTCTTGAGTCATATTCTGCAGCAAGTGAGTCAAGCCTTGGGTCTCCAAGAGAAGCAAGTGCTTCTTTCATGTTCTTGAATTTTCCGGACGTAATCAAAGCATGCATAACCTCATCGGGAATTGCCATTCTCTTTGCGTCCACTACTGTCTGGTCTCTGAACACACCATCGTTTCCAATGGTTTTCAACCCTGCTTTTTCTCTGATTTCATTAAGAGCAACAAGAAGTTTTTTGACTTCTGCGTTAGTAACGTTTTCACCCTCTGAATCTCTTTGGATACCAAGGATGTCCATCATGTTTGCCGCACTGACACCATGAGCACGCTTAATCCACTCTTTCGCAAATTCTTTATCTGCTCTTGCTGTTGTTTGCCCAACCCTTGCTTGTGAAGGCATTCTGGTTGGCTCTAGTTGTTCTGACCTGGAGAGCTTTTTAGGTGTTGCTATAAATTCAGAATCCACAGTTGGGTTCTTGAACGAGCCAGCGCGGGCATCCCACTTAGGGTTAGAAGCAACGGCATCACCATTGAAAAACTCCACAGGAGATGTGTATACGGGTTCTGGTGGGTTCTTGCCACGCTTTACTTCGGCATCAAACTCAGCCCTAGAGAGACCTTCCCACTTGACGTCAGACCATGTAACCATGTCGTTCTCGTCAAGGTCAAATTCAGGGGTTGCTACATCACTGTGGCGCACCCATTTAGGAGCGCCATCAAATCCCCAAACTCTGGCAACATCATTCAGTCCACCGACGCTTTGGTCGTATTGCTTGTTCCTGGACAACTTGTCAAACATGTCAGCGGCTGTTCCGCTTCCAATGTAGACAGGCTTTCCGTCAAGCATGTCTTTAGCACTGCTTTCTGGTATTCCAAGAATTGTTGCAATACGTTGAGCGTCTCCAATTTCGCGGAGCGTTCTAATTGCATCGTCATCGTCTACTTCAATGAAGTCGAGAAGTTTTCCTGCATCAACGGGCCAACCGTTGTCGGCGGAGTATTCCATGTCTGGGTTTGCAATAATCTTTTCTGCTGCTGCAGTGTTGAGAACATGCGACTCTTTACCAGAAGGAACGTCTCCAAGTATTCCTGTAGCTTCAGAAGGAATAATTGCAGTACTTGGGTCCGAATGGTAAGTTCTCATTGTTGCCCCAACCTGCTCCTCGCGGTTGTACTTATCGCTACCCGTTGGAGGTGGTCCCTTTACTTCACCAGAGGAAAGTCTTCTTTGAAGTCTTGAGCCGGACTCTCCCTCTGGTGCAAAACGTGCCCCAGAAGAAAGCCTGTTTTTTTCTTTTCCTGCGTTGCGATACTCCCTGGAGAGAATTAGGGCTTCTCTGTCAAACGCATCAGCCTTCCCGTTTTTGAACGGGTCTAACTCTTTGTAAAGTTTTTGTGCTTCATTAAAAGTGTCTTCGGTTACCTCGCTCTTAGACACGCTGATTCTTGGTCCGAACAAGTCCAACCCATCCGAAGCGTTTGTGACCTGGTGGCCTTCGATGCCAAACGTTCCTTCAACGATTATTGGTTTGTCAAGTTTTTTACCGTCGGCGTCGTGGGTGGCAAGAACCACAAGCCCCCCGTCGGTAGACACACCCGTTCCACCGGGATAGTCTTCATCTCTTTCAAACTCTTCGTATTCAGGCGCATTACCGTCGACAATAATTCCGTAAAGTTTGTTTTCTCCTCCATCGGCAACCGATACCACCTTGCCGATGTGTGCCGTCCCATCTTCCGGGGAGTGTTCGTCGTCCTCTACGGGCGTTTCGTAGTCATTTTGTGGGTCGTTGTAAATTCCGCGAGAGCTATTTCCTTGGAATATTCCCTCTTCGCCATACTGGGCCATAGTTTCCTGCTCAGAAGAACCAAAAATACCCATGACGTCTTCGTCGGACTCTATGTTTCTGTCAAGCGTATGGCCAAGTTCGTAGAGTTCAGTGCCTTCCGCCCAGTCAACTACTGTACCTTTAAATTCGTCAGACTCTTGATACTGGCCTCGACCGTTGTACTTTACGTACTTTCTTCCAGGCACCAAGTTTCTCCAAGAATCTATGTCTGGGCGGATATAGAAACCTTTAAGTGGTCCGTCTTTTATCTCTCCATCATCTCCAATCTCGGGCATTTTCCAGCCCTCTGGAGTGGCAATGTTGTACCTGTTGAAGTTGTTAATACCTGAAGAAAGTCTTTCGTCGGAAGAAAACTCGTCCACCGAAGGTCCTTGACGACGCTTGCCTGGAACTGTTTGGGCACGAAGCTTATTGCCGTCAGCAAAATTTTGACGGTCCTCATCGCTCCATGGGCGTTGTCCACGAGCACGACTGTTTTTGCCGCTGCCCTGTCTTCTTGCGATGCTTCTTCCAGAAGAGAACCTATCGCCATCTGGGTTTGCGGCTCTCCAGGCTTCTGACTCAGCATCACGTCTGGCCATATATCTTTCAAAATCAGCATCCCATGCTGCCCTGGCTGTCTCTGGAGTTACGGAGCTGTCCCACCAGAATGGGTCATCCATTTCTTCATTTGAGGCACCAAAAAACTGACCTCTTTCTCTTGCCCAGTCTCTTGCAAATTCCATAGCTGAGTCAATAGAGTCGAAATCTTCATCGCTTAATTCTCCGCCAATGTCCCAGTCTGGTTCATCGTCGTAGTAACCCTCATAATCGTCCCATACGAGTCTTCCGAGCGCGAATTTTCCATTCGGAATTCCGTTCTCGTCGCGCAACTCATCAATAGTGATTCGTTGGTCTCTTCCGCCTTCAAACCTGTCATAGATGTCAACAAACAATTTTTGTCCGTCGTCAACCTGAACCCACTTGCCATCCTTCTTTATGTGACGTGGAGATTTATCTTCAACGAAACCGTACTTAACTGTCTTCCCGCGTGGACGCGAGCCATGGCCTGAAGACAGTCTTTGATTTCCTGAAGATGGGGAGTCGGGGTGTAGTTGAGGGAATTCCTGAAGGTACCCATCAATATCTAGTCCGCCGTCTTCCAGAACGCCAACCATGCTTGGATTGTTGTCTGAAAGTCTTTCTTTAATTCCATTGAACACCGTAAGTTGTTCCGTGTCCGACATGTCTCCAAATAGGCGAGCATCTCCATTGGCTAGGTCCTGTGTAAAGGCTGTGGTTTGCTCCGCCATATCATTATAGAAATTGGATATGCGCTCTTCTGAGGTATTCCCCTTGGCACCGGAGGACAGTCTGTCCCTCCATGTCTCTTCGTCCATGTAAGCGGCGTAATCTGCAGCTTCTTCAGGTGTCATATCAGCAAATCTGTCAGTGACCGTTTGTGCACGAGCAAAGTCTTGTGCCATTGCTTCCATTTCAGCATCGGTCATTTCGGGCCGCATGGATGCATACAGTTCGTAGTCGTCTATTGATTCACTAACGTCTTTTTTAACTGCATCAAGAAGAGGTTCAATATGTTGCGCCCTGACATTTAGTGCGTAAGCCAAATCTTCCGCAGTCATGTCTTCGTAGTCGTTTATGTTGTTCGCTATCAAATGAGAGAATATTGCTTCTTTTAGGTCTTCTGGGTTGTCGTAGGACCTAATGAAGTTGTCTTTTTTGCTTCCGCGAGTAGCACCGGAAGAGAGTCTTGGCATTTCGTCAAGTGAAGGACCAGAGTTACTGTATCTTCCACCCCAGCCAAGACCTGCTTGCTGCAGCCATGCTTGGTAAGCAGGGTCGTCGCCACCATATGGACCGAATTCAGGTCTGTTTACATACAAGAATGAACGAACTGCGTTCATGTATGACTCTTTGAAGTTGTCCGAGTACTGGTCAGAATTTATAACGTTATCGATGTCGCTGGTAATTTGCGGGGTCTTGGCCATGTACCAGGACTTGTAATCAACAGTGCCCTTCTTGGCAAAAAAGTCTTTCTTTGAAGGCTTCCCTGGCTTGTTGAAGAATTGCATGAATTGGTCATTTAGATAGTCGTCTTCAAAACGCAGTTTTGCTACGTTCGTAGCAAACTCTCGTGCACGGTACCAGTCTTCACTTTGCCACTTTGGGTCACCGTTGTACATTGGTATTTCCATAAAGAAGCCGTTGTTCTTTATAAAATTTGCAACAATTTCTTCATAGGCGTCACGGGCTGCTTTTTCTTCAGGCAAGTCATAACGGAGCGGATTGCGCTCGGCGTGACGCATCTCTCTGAGACCTGACGCACCCTTTTTGTCGAAGTCCATACCAGAAGAGAGGCGCTGTGCTTTGTTGTTATTCTCCAGTTTATTTTTTCTGAGGCGTATTTGGGTCTGTAGCGCATCAGATAGAAGCTCTTCGCTTCCGAGTATGTCGGCTATTTCTTCAATAGTGGAAGGCATATCGTAGCTTCCGTCATTTGTTTCATCTAGAATTTCAAGCGCTCTATTGTAGAGAAACATCTCTTCAACGTATTCTTGCTCTTCGTCAGGGTTGTAGAGGGGAGGGTTTCCCCAAACTTCAACATCGCGAGTATCAAGAAGTTCGAACATCTCGTCGTTCAAGAACTTGTTGTAAATAACGTTATTTAGTTCTTCATCGCTGTCTACCTTGAATATTTTTTTAAGCAGTTCTTTTTGTGCTTCTTCATCTCCGGATTCAAGTGCAGCCTCAAGAGCAGTAAGACGCTTCTCAATATTTGCTACCTGTTGGTCTGTAAGCAGTAGTTTTCCAGAAGAAAAACGTTCCACTCCACCATCGCCGTCTTCTGAGTCGTCGTATGAGTCGTCCCTATTTCGTCTGTCGACCTTGGCCCAGATATACCCAGTAAGCAAACCCGCTAGGGCTGGGTTGTCAGCAATCGTTTGCAGCAATCCAGAAGAGAACCTATCATCCCTGTCTCTCCATGTTTCTTCGTCCTGCCATGCTGCATAGTCGGCAGCTTCCTCGGGAGTCATATCAGCAAGATTTATGTTGCTTCCTGTGTCAATAGTTTCTTTTTTGGGAGCAGGCTGTTTCCCTATTGGGTTTGTCGCGTTTTCTCCTCTTGCCCTATCTGCTTCTCGCTGCTTTGCAAGCTCACGAGCGTATTCAGCATCATCCCTACCAGAAGAAAGCCTTGTAGCCTTCTTTGGGGCGTTTGACACTTTAGGGGCTTTAGCCTTTGGGGTCTTTGGAGTCTTTGGCCCGTCGATTGAATTAGGGCCATCCGGTGTTGGGTCCGGCTGGGACAGGGACATGCCACGACCATCGGTAAGGCCTTCGCCTACAATGCCGTTATTGTTCCTGTCCGGTGCGTTTTTTGGGTCCCACATCGTTCCATCACTGAGTCTTACTACAGCTCCCCGTGAACCAATACCGCGACTTCTTGATGCGAGGTTGGGATTCGTATCTCTTCTATTGCGCCCACTGCCGATATTTGGTCTATCTACAGCTCTGTCAACCATGTTGCCGATGCTGCGAAATACGCCCTTTGTAGCGATGTCCATTGCATCAAGGAATTCACTATCAAGCGACTTGACAATGATTCCATCTTCGGTAACCGTTGCGTCAACTCTGTAGTAATCAAGAACTGGGTCAATGGCTTGCTTGACCTGAAATGCGTTTTCAATATCGACAGGGATTATGTACGTTGACTTCTCTTCAATAATCTTCTCAAGGTTACTGATGACGCTATTCAGGGTTGAGGTGTCAACTTGCTGAGCAGGTATTTGCTGACCAAAACCACCCCCCCAGCTTGTATCGTCAAAAGAGATTAGCGACTTTCCTGCGTCGAACATATCTGGATTGCTGTATCCAGCAACTTGAGGCATAGCGCCTGGCATGTCGGGAACGCTTGATTCTGGGTTCATCTGCATGTTGATTTTTTCTGGCTTACCAAACATGAACTCGCCGTTCATGAAGTGGTAAGGAAGCTTGTATGTGCTTGAAACTCCATCAGAGGTAATTCTGTCGAAAACAACATTGTTCTCAGCTGCCGAGCGAACAATTATGTTCGAGCCGGTTCTGGCAACAAGTTCTCTTCTTATTGCTACAAGCATTGGGTTCTCTGGCATTGATGGGACTTCTGGCTTAACAGCATCTCTTGGTGCCTGAGTTTGCATTGGCTTTGGTGCAGACGGCATCCCTGGTCCGCCGGAAGGCATCCCCACGGGCATGTTCATGGGCATTGTTGGTCCGCATTTTTCGTCAGTTGCTACTGCCATTGTCTTGAGAGCATCAAGTACAGAAGAGAGTTCGTTTACGTTAAGACCATCAATGGTCGGCTGCTCGTTTACTAAAACTGACGAAGACTGGTCTTCGGACTTTATTGAAATTGTTCCTGTCAGCTGATTTGCACCATGAAGGACTGGAGAAACTTCGTAAAGTTCAACTTCGTACAAAATATTTGCTTGCATTTGGGGGTCGAACTTGGCGTTAATAGTCTTGTAGCCAATTGACCACTCTTGTTCTTCGCCAAAGAATGCCACGTTTGCAAAAGCTTCACGGCCCTTTTCCGACTTCAAGTTGAACTGAACACGAGCATACAAACCGCCAATACCGGCAGCTTTCATTTTGCCAGGAAGACGAGGGTCGCTAGGCGGAACCTCATACATATCAAGGACTTTACCGATTGGGTCGTTCCAGTTGTGACCCCAAACAACGCGAGGCTTGCGTCTAATCAGGCTCTTACCAAAAGCTCCAGGGGCACAAACATCGCCTACTGAGTCTTTGTTTCCAATACCTGCGACAAAACACTCAACGATGCCTTCGGCCTCGTCAAGATTGACCATCCCTTGCGGTGCGGCCTTGTACTGAATGTCAGAATTTTTTTTCGAAGAGGGCATGTGGCTCCTTGTGTATTCTTCGATAATAAACGACAAAGACTGCACCAAACGGCAAGTATTAGGGTTTTTCGGTTTGTTTACTAAAACCAAATACTAAAACTATACTGTGATGTACTTTCCGTATGTCCATGCCCGACGAGCTTCTTCTTCGGCAATTTCAGGAATTCTCTTTGCAAGCACATTTGTGTACAAAGAAACAATGTTCGACCTGAACGCTCCGGCTCTCTGGTCTTCATCGGAAATGTTCATCGAAGAAAGCATTAGTGATGTTATTTCATCCGTCAAATCCTGGTTGAGGCTTTTCATTCTCGACATTTGAGATTCAACTTGAGCAATAATGTCTGCTTCTGTATTTGAATTCTTTGCGGACTTCTTACCAACAGGAGAAGAGGCCTTCAGGGATTCTTTAACAATTGCAGTCACAACAGGCTTGATGTCTTCATCAAACTGCCTGTCCCATGTCTCCGTCGAGAGAACTGAAGGGATATCAAGAGTTCCAGCAAACAAAGCCTTCTTGGCCTTTGCTCCACTCGACTTCTCTAGAACAACCCTTTGCTGTCTTTCAAGAACTCTTTCCATGCTTCTGACGAGAATTTCTTCCCATCTTTCCATCTCTAATTTCTGAGAACTGTTTTCAGCCTCAAGAGACTTTGTCTCAAACTCGGAAGATTCAGCGCTTGTTGCACCCATAGGTAAAGGCTCTGCGCCAGTCATCATGCCGGGAGGCATTCCAGGAATCGGAGACTGAGCCAACTCGCCACCCGGAGGTGCGGTTGAGCCGACTTCTGCAAGTGCTCCTGCCATTGTGTTTGGGTCCACAGGCGGTTCCCCGGGTGCTGGAGGCATGCCTGGCATTGCAGGGGCACCTGGTGGCATGCCTGGTACTCCTGGCTGTCCTGGGGCTCCAGGGACCTGAACCTGAGATGGGTCTGGCATCTTCTTCTTTGTGTTGGAGATTGGAATCAGGTTTGGGTTAGCCAGCAACGAGTCAGCCAAATCACTTTCGGTCTCTTTACGACCTGAGCCAATTCGGTATTCGTTGTTGCTGATTAGACCTGCATTAAACTCATCCATCAAGTAGCGATGACGCTCCTGTTCGTAGAGCATCAAAATGGGCACTTGGTCCACGTTGAAGTCAACGTAGTTGTCTACATCGAGTTCGTCTAAGGCGCGAGACAAAATTTCCAAGTGAGGAAGCATTGTCTCCATCCAGAAAACGCGGATTTCTTCAGAAGCGTTGCTGAATGTTCTTCCTGCAGCGTTTCCGATTACGGATTCAGGAACACCAAACGAAGCAAGAATTTCTTCTTTTGTAAGTTGGCGCATTTGGATGTAAGCAGCATCTCTTGGGTTTGCTGATGTGTCGATGTAGTCAACTCCATCGTCTGATGCAATAACGGAGGTATATCCAACACGAGACAAGTTTCCACGGAATCTGCTTCTTAGCTCTTCTTTGTCATCATCATCTATTTCTCCCTTGAGAACAAGAAGACCACCAGGTCTGCCGTCATTGAGAAGATAGTTTCTGTTGTAAAGCTTTGCTAGGTTTTCTATTTCAATCGCCACTCCGCATGCTTCAAGAGGAGTTAGTGAGAGATACGGGTCAATTGGGTGAGGTCTTCTTACCCAGCAAACATCTTCTGGTTTTAGGAATATCTTATCCCCGGCAGGCATTTGGACTTCATAGCCAGAAACAAACTTTTTAGGGTCAGGGATTGGGGATGTTGACTGTGGCGGCAGAAGGTTGAGACCGATAATGCTTCCATCACGTCCTCTTACTTTTTCAATAAAGGCACCTCTAGTGCCGAGAAGAAGCTGAGCAGAAAGCCTATATCTAAAGATGTAGGAGTTCTCACCGATGTTTGACTTGCTGTTCAAGATGTTAAGCAATGGCATCTTTTTGGCTTCTTTTATGGAAATAATTTCACCGTGCGGCGAGTTGTCTTTCCTAAGAATGATTGGGAGCCTGGCTTGGTTGCCGGCAATAGCATCAATACACCTAGAAACCCAGGTAACTTTCTGCATTCCTTCTCGATATGCGCGCTCAATATCCCATGAGTCTCTGTACGGCTTGCCTGCATATCCAGGGTTTTGGGCTACTGGCGCACCAGGTCCAATGTCTTTTTGTGCTTGGTTGTTTAGCGATTTGTTTGTGGAGGGATTCCATGCCATATTTTTTTTACTCACGACCTAACAGAAAACCAAACAGGCCACACGAAACCCCTCCGACCAGTAAACCGGAAGGGAGGTATATAAGTGCCGCACCAATACTAGATAGTATTATAAATGAAACCATGAAAAAATAAGCGAACAATGACCTGTTTAACTTGCTTTTAAATCGTAACCAGAAAATTTTCATATGCTGCCAGACTAGCGCATTGGAGTATCATCAGGCCTAACAAAGCTGGAGATTATAAATGTCAGAACCACAAACTAACTGGGAAAACGTTCTTGAGTATCTCCAGCCAAAGATGTCTGACTATTGCCCAGAAGAGCCTTCCCTGCCCCAGAAGGTGTTCCTGAGAACCAATGGACTAGAGGCGCTTTTTGGTGGGGCGGCAGGTGGAGGCAAGTCTTCAGCCCTCCTAATGTCTGCCATGCAATTTGTTGACATACCAGCCTATTCAGCCATTCTCTTCCGCCGTACGTTTGCCGACTTATCTCTCCCTGGAGCCTTGATGGACCGTTTTAAGTCATGGATGTCCAACTATGACGATGTCCATTGGAACAACAATAGTTTCGTTGCCACGTTCCCATCAGGGGCGAGAATCTCCTTTGGTTACCTAAATAATCAGTCTGACTACCTTCGCTACAAGGGTTCGGAATTCCAGTTTATTGGGATGGACGAAGTCACCGAAATTCGTGAATCTGACTATAGGTATATGTTCTCCCGTCTGCGTCGTCCTGCGACTGGACCGCTTTCTGAGGTGCCACTTCGCATGAGATGTGCCTCCAACCCCGCCCCCAACTGGGTCAGGCAAAGATTTATCGTGGAAGGAATCTCGGAGGGAAGAATCTTCGTTCCTTCGAAGCTGACCGACAACCCCGGAATCGACGTAGATTCATACCGTCAAGCCCTGCAGGCCCTCGACCCCATTGAGCGCAGGCGTCTTGAAGAGGGAGACTGGTGGAGCACCACTCTGGGAAGCCTATTTGAGCGGGAATCTGTTGTTATTATCGACCAATCCGAGGTCCCAACTATCTCAAATACAGCAAAAGTAGTCCGTTTTTGGGACCTTGCAGCCACCGAGCCAAGCGCCAACAACCCTGACCCCGACTATACGGTAGGCACATTGATGATGTTTGACGAAGGAATTGCCTACGTTATGGACGTAAAACGGGCAAGGGTCAAGGGTGAAAAGGTTGAGCAATTGATTGCCCAAACAGCCTACGAAGACGGCCTAAATACCCCAATCCTGATGGAAATGGAGCCTGGCTCTTCAGGAAAGGCTCTAGTGGACCAGTACGCCAGATACGTACTTCCTGGCTACAGTTTTGCTGGGGTGAGGGCAACGGGGGACAAGGTGACAAGAGCCCGCCCATTCGCTGCCGCCATGGCCAATGGCAATGTCAGGGTTGTCAGAGGACCATGGCTAACTCACTGGCTTGACGAGTTCTCGTCTTTCCCTGAGGCTTGCGACCATGACGACCAAGTCGACTCCGCCGTAGGAGCTTTTACACATTTGGCAGGTTTGGGGTTGCAACAGAGAAGAAGAATTGCTATCGTCATCTAGTAACGGGAAACCAATTACTAGATAGGACGGTATTAGAAATGTCTTTAGAAAAAATTGCAGAACTTAGAGTTTTGATTTTTAGTCTTGAAGAAGAAATAATGAAAACCATCGACGATGGGGCAACGCTTGAAGAGGCTGGAAACATGCTTCTTCAACTAAACCTCACCAAGCGTGACATGGGCACTGCGTATGACGCTGTTGCTCATCGCTTTGGACAAATGATGGACATGGAGTCGGTTGTTCCTCTTTCGGGAAACGCCGTAATCGAAAAGAAATCTTCGTATGAACGCAAGGCGTGGCAACACAAAGAAATAGCCCGAGCCGTTATTAGCAGGTTGGGCCAAATGTCGGTTGACATGGACACTGGCGAAGTTGTAAAGTCCCCAGAGGATATTGCAATGGAGTTAATGACTTACTGCGCTCCTTCTTACTGGAGAATCAAAGAACTAAACGGCATCGGCATTAACCCAGATATGTACTGCGAAACAGGTCAACTAAAAACAAGCATTATCGTCAGAAAGGGCGACTCAGAATGAACACCAACATAACCCAGCTACTAGCAGAACCATTCCCACGGGAAATGGAAAAAATCCTCAAGAAGGGTGGAGCTTCTCTTACTTACATTCCAGTGAGCGAAGTTATTACGCGCCTCAACAAGGTTCTTGGAATTGACTCATGGTCGTTCAACATCCTCTCTTGCGACAGAGACTCCCTTGACCCTGAGTACATCGTTGCTCATGTTCGTTTAATATGGCACACAGACGCAACCCGTCCTGAAAGCACTGTCGTTCGTGATGGGTTTGGTGGGCAAAAAATCAAGCGCACCAAAACCGGAGACATTGTTGACCTTGGAGACGAGATGAAGGGTGCCGTATCTGATGCACTTAAAAAAGCCGCTCAGACTCTTGGCGTAGGTCTTTACCTTGCCCGCAGTGAAGAGGCGATGGATATTGAAGAAGCAATGAGCATTTCTCCAGCAGAGCAAGGACGACTTGACAAGTGGGAACAGTTTGCAGGACTTGCAAAGGCTCTTAACGCTGGTCAAAAAACAGAACTTAATGATTTCTGGGAAAAGCATGCTGGTGGTCGTCCAAAGCCAACTAAGTCAAACGCAACCGACCAAGACTTAGATGACCTGATTGCGGAAATTGTCCGCATCCAGTTCGGTGGCACTCTTGTCTCAGAATGAGTTAACGCCACCCCCTCACCTTTCTGCTTCTTCTATTGGGACATTTCATCAGTGCCCACTGAAGTTTAGGTATAACAAGATTGACCAAATACCCGACGTTTCTGGAGAAGCGGCAATCATGGGCAACTTTGTCCACGATGTTCTAGAGGAGCTTTACAAACTTCCGGCAATAGACAGAACTCTTGCTAATGCTAAGTTTCTTGCAAAGCAAGTATGGGATGAAGTCTGGGTTGACAAAGCAACTGCTTCTGTTAAAAATGAAAAAGAAGTTCGTCAATTCAGGTGGCGCTCATGGTTCTGTATTGAGAATCTATGGACTCTCGAAAACCCACAAGAACTAGAACCGGGCGGTCTTGAGTTTGAGGTTGTAGGAAACATTGAGGGCGTTGTAATCAAGGGCTTTATTGACCGATATTCAACACTTGGTGATGGAGAGTCGCTTATTGTAAGCGATTATAAAACTGGCAAAACACCACGCCCCCAGTATCAAGCAGACAAGTTCTTTCAGCTTTACATCTATGCCTACATGTTGGAAAAGATGGGTAAGGGAACCGCCAAGGAACTTGAGCTTCTCTATCTAAAAGATGGCGTAAGACTAAAGAAACACGTAACCAGTCGTGAGTCAAAGAACATGATTGAACATGTTATTGAAACAAAACAACAAGTAGATGAGTGCTGTCGCACAGGAGAATTTGAGGCAAGAAAATCGATACTCTGCAACTGGTGCAGTTATCAAGAAATTTGCCCCATGTTTGGTGGAAAAAATGATTGATGAAGTTACTTTTGCTCAGATGGTTGCAGAGGAGGTCAAAAATAAACTGTCCCCCATACAAAGAGACATGCTTACAGACCCTGCGAACTGGAGTAGATGGAAGGACCACCTACAGGCCCTTGTAGACAACCTTGATGACCAGATAGGCGACATCGAGTTTGACAACCAATCGGACATTGAGAGATTTGAGTCAATGGGTCGTGATGGGAAAATCCTTGCTCAGGAAGCGTCTAAAGCGTACGACGCAAGGAAGAAGAAGATTATTCGCTTCAGGTTTCATGTAAACAATCGTTTAGACGAAGTGTCTGCAATGATTGATACTGGAGAAACTCCAGAATCAAACGGTTGGCAGGAGATGGAAACATTTAAGAAAGCGATTATTAAACATCGTGCTCTTTTGCGTGAGTTTGACCTAGAAGAGACATCAATAGACAGGGCCTTGTGGGCTGTTCTCAATAACGAGTGGTTGTTTGATTCGATTGACGAGTCAAGCCTTTTCCCAGCAGAGTGAATCGCAAGCCCTTAAAGCGGTCGGACAAGCCGCTAAAAAGAACACCCCTCAAGAAATCTTCAAAGAAGATAAATAATCGTTCTAAGAAGACTGAAGAAAAATACAAACTTCGCAGACCGTTGGTTGAAAAGCTTTTAGGGGAACGCCCGTGGTGTGAGGCTTGTCCTGTCTTTGCCCAGCATGATGAACTTGCTGTCTATCAGCAAAGACCATCATCGGATGTTCACGAACTGGTAAGACGCTCGCAGGGTGGCTCCATCCTTGATGAATCAAACCTGATGTGTGTTTGTCGTCCGTGCCATACCCGCATAGGTAATTATCCCCAGCTTGCTTTTGACCTTGGACTATCCAAGCATTCGTACGACGAATAGACTCTATGGCTCTATAAAGATGCACTCGCCAGGGCATTCTTCTGCTGACTCAATTACGTCATCAAGTCTGTCGTCCGCAAAAGATGCTAAACCGGCTGCGCCTTCTGGGTTTCCCACAGATGAGGCAAATATCTTGTCGCCTTCTTTTACGTACGCTAAGCCATCGTCCATCATCGTAAATACATCTGGAGCTATTTCTGCGCACAGGCCATCCCCGGTACATAGGTCTTGGTCAATCCATACTCTCATTTTTCTACCTCCGGCTCCAATTTTACTACAGAGCCAATACGTGGTTGTATTCGGTCGTTGTCACTAGGGTATATGTCTCGTAGTTTTTCTCCGTCCGCTGTAGTAATTGCACCACCATGAAGGACCATGCCAGGACTGAATCCGTAACATGCATTTACAACATCGCAGACGCCAAACATCATGACCGAAAGTCTCCTACGACGCCATTTTTCGGCTGTGGTTATCTGTTGAATCATTGGGTCTCCAGCACGCCAATTAATCATGGCTGCCCATGTGGACATGTACCCCTTTTCGAGAACACGAGAGGCTTCTGAGCCTTCCACTACGGTGCCCCAAGGATATCTACCATCTGCAAATCCAAGAAGTATTAAATGAGGAGGCTGAATATGTCGACCATCAAGAAGAACAAACCAAAGTTTAGTTACTTCGTCTTCTGTTCCGAAAACTTCTTCGCGGTAATACTTAACCACCAAACGGCCTTCTGCGTCGACTTCACCCCAGCCCCACTCAGTCAGGTCTTCGGTGGGAAGTTCTTCACTATTTGTATACCACCTTTTAGGGGGCGGACGCATGCCAGCAGAAAGCCAACGAATATCAAAGAAATTATCGCTTAATTTGTTTCCAGTATCAAGCGCAAATGTTGAGGGTAGTTTTGCCATACGGCAAGACTAGTCGTTCCACCATGCTGTCCATGGCTTGGCTGAGGCAGATTGTGCCTCTACGTCATGAATGCCAGTGTAAGCGACCGAGATTGTGACTTTCCCTTCATTGTTGTAGTCCGTCCAGTCCCCATCGGCGTTGTAGACGAACAACTGCAACATCTCGTCTGTGTTCATAATCGCAACATCTGCGAGATAGGTATTGGCGTTGTAATCTGTTTCATTCCAACTGCTGTTTGTGGCGTGGGCTTTGTCAATAGGTGCTACTGCGGTACTGCGAAGACTTGGTGCGGAGCCAAATATGCCACCAGATGTAGAGAATGCGCCGAATTTGCCAATTCCTTCATCTGGGTTGCCGAGCCACATTGTTGGCTTTAGGGTTTCGTCAATGTTGCCGTTATATCCTGCATCGTTGAATACAGTCATTAATTCTGTTGGGTTATCGTAAATTCCGTGCTGTGTCTTGGAGTTCTTAGACTTAAATGCCGCAAGACGCAATAGTCTTTCGGTTGTCTCAAGGTCTACGGAAATGTCTCCGCCTTCACCGTTCAGGGTATGCCAAAGACCCCATCCGTTGCTTGGTGCCTGAGTGGTAAACCAGATTTTCTCAATCTTGACTCGAAACGGGAAAGACACATTCAAGAAAGAAGGGTCTGTTTGTCTGACCGTCCAGTCGTAGTTGACGATTGACGGTGCGATGATTCCAGACATTTTGTCTCCTGCTGTTGGGTAACGTTAATATTGTGACATAAAAAAACCACCCCGCCCATTAAGAGCGAGGTGGTTTTTTGTTGAAAAAGTTTTATTTAGCCTTCAACAACCGTGAATGCAACTGTCATGTTTGTACCGGCACCACCAGAACCAACTGCTGAAACATCAAGGCTAATAAGGTCGCCTGCAACGAAGTCTGTGTTGGCTGCTGTGAGTGTTCCTGCACCAACATATCCTGCTGCTGCAATTGAGAAAGCTGCTGCTACATCCGAGCCAACCTTGAGGTCTGCAGTAAGTGCCGAACCTTGTGGTGCGCCAGTAACTGCGACGTATGCTCCAGTGATTCTGCCATTGAAAGGCAAAGCTACAGATACGAGGCTTGAGGTTGAAAGGGTTCCTGGGATTCCAAGAACGATGGTTGTTGGGGCAAGGACTGCTGTTGACATGTTTTCTCCTGTGAAGGTCGTTGTATACAAATAATAACACGAAGTGATTTTCGTTTTTTGAATTATTAAGAGAATTATTTATTGTTTGTTTATTATTAACTCATGTATTCTTGAACTTAGGTACCTACAACTCGCTGTCAGAAAGGAAAGGACGGTGGTCAATGTCTAGTGGCCTAACCACGGCAATCCGGAGATTAATTTTTTAACTTCTCTACAACCGCCAGTCTCTGCAGGACGGGCGGTTGTTTGCTGTATGGGCACTGTTTGTTGTTGTTGTACAATTGTTTTAACACAAGAGAATTGTGACC